AGATGGTATAACTAATGTAAGCCAGTTTGTCAATAATGTCAATGCACAAACAGGCACAGCAGTTGTATTACTTGCAAAGAGCGAAAGTGACTTAAAAACAGCAGGTGTAATTGGTAATAATGAAAGTCCAACTAACACTGCAGGCTTAGTATTAAGCGGAGCAACTGTAGGTACAGGTCCTACTGCCGATGCAGCGAAAGCTATATTAAATAACCAAACAAATATTAACTCTATTCCAGGTGGAGCATCTGTAACAAGTGTAGCAGCGGCGGCAACTGTTGTTGCAGGATTAACCTCATTAGGCTCATCTGGAAGTGTTACTAGTGCAGGTGATCTTTTGGGAAAAGCAAAGGACTTGATATCAAGTGGTAATTTTGCTGCTAATTTGTCTGACAAATCATTAAGCGGGTTGACTGCAGGTGCAGCACCTAACCTATCACTGACCGATCAGATTAAAGGTGCAGCAGCCGGAGCGTTTGAAAAAATAAAAGCAACGTTCAAACCATTATCTGCCGGAGTACCTCAAAACTTAACAGAGATAAAAGCAAAAGCATCAGAGGAACAAGCAGCAGCAGATGCAGGCTCTGGTAGTTCTCAAGCACCTGGTAATAATAGTTCAGGTATATTAAAAGGACTAGGATCAATTGGTGCAGGGTTAATTGGTTCGGTAATATCAAAAGTAGGGTTATCACCTGATATTGCTGCAGGTTTAGCAAATAAAGCAACTACCGGGTTAACAACAACAATCAATAATTTATCAAGTGCTGATAATATTGGAACTAACTCAATTAATGCCGCAAATAGCGCAGTTAATTCAGCAGTACAATCAGCAACAGCAAATACAAGTGATCCAGGATCAACAATTCAAACTGCAGGTGCAGCCGTTAACAATATTGTAAACAATGCAACCTCAAGTGTTCCTGGCATTGATGCATTACCAGGAGGTGCATCGGCAGTGTCTAACATAGTTGATTCTAGTAAATCAAACATTGCAGGAAAACTTCCTAATATTCCCGGTATAGGGTCAATTACTTCAGCAATAAGTGGGATATCTCTTGCGGGAGGGATTCCAAGTTTGTCTTCATTAAATGATTTGAAAAATCAAGCACAGAATGCAGGTGGACTAGTAGGTCTTGCTGGCGCAGGATTAAGCAGCTCAGACGCAGCAAAACTATCAAGTGCAATAAACTCCCTTGGTGCAGGTGGTCCAGTTCCAGTTCAATTACCAACAGTCGCTTCAAATACATTTGATGCTACTGACATGGCAAGCCAAGCAAAATCACTATTAGGGGACAGTAAGATTCCATCTATTCCGTTTGGATCATTCAAACTTCCACCTCCATTGTCATCAGCAGATGTTGCAAAATACGATGAATTGAAAAAACAATTAGATACACAGCAAGATGAACAATGGCCATTGCGTAAAACATATCTTGATGCAAAACTTAAGTATGGTGACTCCGCTCCCGAGACACAAGCAGCATCACAGGCATATCAAGCAAAATTGCAACAAATTAATGCAACTCAGCAGTCACTTTCAGATTTACAAAACAAATCAATAACTAATGCACCAACACAAAGTGCAAGTACTAGTTCAACAAACGCGGCAAATGGTCCCGATATTGCTAGTATCGCTAAAAATACAAATATATCTGGGTTACCTAGCAATTTGGGCGGTCTAAAAATACCCGGTTTAGGATAAGAATAAATATTCTATAGGATAAAGTCATGGCAACATTCATTGGATTCAGCACAATAAACGTAGATCAGGTACGTAAAAATAACGTGACCCGTGGTGTCGCTGGGGGTGGTGGAACTTTTAATAATCAAATCACTAATGCTAAAAAGTTTACCATGACCGATACAGACTTAGTGATACGTGATTTTTTAAATGCGTTGAACATTCCTCTAGGTCAGAAACCAGGTCGCCCTGATTATGGAACTACATTATGGGACTTTGTATTTGAACCTAACACAACCGACGTTCAAACACTACTTGAAAATGAAGTAAGACGAGTGGGTAATCAAGACCCAAGAATCTCATTAGGGGTTATAAACTGTACTCCATATAACTCAGGAATTCAATTAGAGGCTGAGTTCTCTATTGCACCATTCAATGATGTACAATCATTGTCAGTGTTCTTTGACCAATCAACAAACAAGGCACTGGGAGTCTAAAAACGCCATATTTCTTTATGATAAATACATAAAAGAGACTACGTATGGCTACAAGTTCAAGACAATCTAATATATTTGGGGTTAACGATTGGAAATCAATCTATCAAACCTACAGTCAAGCCGACCTACAAAGCTATGACTATGAAACACTACGCAAGATTTTCGTAGATTACCTACGCACTTACTACCCTGAAACCTTTAATGACTATACTGAATCTAGCGAATACATCGCTTTGTTAGATATTATTGCGTTTATGGGACAAGCACTCGCTTTCCGTAGCGACTTAAATGCGCGTGAGAACTTTATCGACACTGCTGAACGTAGAGATAGTGTTATCAAACTAGCTAACTTAGTTAACTATAACCCAAAAAGAAATTTTGCTGGTCAAGGTTTTTTAAAGATTACTAGCGTACAAACAACTGAGCAAGTAAGAGATATCAATGGTATTAATTTAAGTAATGCAGTTATTTTGTGGAATGATACTGCTAACCCTAATTGGCAAGAACAATTTAACAGTGTTATCAATGCTTGCTTAGTGGATACCCAACGTGTTGGTAAACCCGGTCACAGCCAATCTATTTTAAATGTCAAAACCGACGAATATGGAATAAGTGTTCCTCCCAGTGCTGCACTTGTTTACCCCTTCAGTAGTGTGGTTAACGGAACATCTATGAATTTTGAATGTGTCAGTGTAACTAGCGTCAATAGCGAATCACTGTATGAAATTCCTCCAGGACCAAACAATCAATTTAACATGGTTTATCGTAATGACCAGTTAGGATACGGTAGCCCAAATACTGGATTCTTCTTGTATTTTAAACAAGGATCATTACAAACTTATCCATTCACTATTTCTCAACAAATTAGTAACAACATCATTGATGTCAATATTCAGGGTATCAATAATGATGATACATGGCTTTATGAAGTAGCTAGTAGTGGAACTTTCCTTCAATGGAATCAAGTAGAGAATTTATATTCTAATGCCAACCTACAAAATATCAATGGAAACAAGAAATTGTTTTCTGTTGTGAGCGGATTCAATGACCAAGTAAGTTACACGTTTGGTGACGGTGTATTTGCTGATATTCCTGTTGGAAACTATGTGGCATATCTACGTGCAGGCAATGCATTAACATATAGCATTGACCCAGTTGAAATGCAAAACGTGATAATTTCTATACCGTATGTAAGCAGAACAGGTCGTACTGAAACATTGTCATTGACACTAGATTTACCACTTCCAATCACGAATGCACAAGCACGTGAATCATTGCAAAATATTAAAGAAAGAGCACCAAAAACTTTCTACTCTCAAAATAGAATGGTGAATGGAGAAGACTACAACAATTTCCCATACACATTGTATAGTTCTATTATTAAAAGTAAAGCCATTAATAGAACTAGTGTAGGTGTTAGTCGTAACTATGATTTAACTGATCCTAGTGCAAATTACTCAAGTGTTACTGACATTACTGATGATGGTGGATTATTTGAAGATTACAATGATGGGTTCTTAACGTTTAACGCAAACACAGTTAATACAATCATTAACTTCTTAACAGGTCCGTTTGCAGATGTTTTAGGTGGAAACAGGGTATTTCAATACTATTCATCAAACTATAATCGTTATCTAGTTGATAATGAAAGCGGTGATGGAATAATTTTATGGCACCAAACTACATTCAATAACTTAAATAGTACAGGATACTTGTATTCAGCAATCAATGGATTACCCGTACAAGTTGGTGTCAACGCTAGCGGAAGCGTAAAGTATATCACACCAGGTGCATTACTAAACTTTACTGCTCCGTCTGGATTTTACTTCAATGAACATAACCAACTGGTTGCAGGATTACCTACACAAGTCAATAAGATTAGTATTTGGACAAGTGTTGATAGTGTTGTAGGAGACGGGTACAACAGTGGTTACGGAAACTTAGACAATGGTTTGGGACCAGTCACATTAACAAATGCAGTGCCACAGGGAGCATTTTTGAATGCAGTGATCCCATCATTTACTAATGAATTGTCATCAACATTGATACAAGAAATTGTTAATTTGGTTGTGTTGCAACAAAACTTTAGCTTGTTCTATGATAATAGCAAACTAGCTAATGATCCAAATCGCTGGAGTATTTCAACATTTAGTGACCCATATTATTTTGCTAAGTTTCAAAGCAATGGTAACGGAACTTATACTATTACATATAAATCAACTGCATACTATTTTGGTAGCGTTAATAATGTTCGTTTCACATTTGACCGTGATAAAGTTATCTATGATCCATTGAGCGGTAAGACGCTACAAGACCATATAAAGATACTAAAAACAAATAATCAACCATATGGTAACTATCCAATGTATGAAGATGTTACGTTGAACGTTGTAGGACAAACAACTGAGAGTGATGGGTATGTTGATGATTATGCAATTGAAGTTGCAATAGGTGACTTAACTGTTCCGGGCTCTTACAAAGACCCAGACTTCTTTACGGTTGTAACTGGATATCAATTGGGTGTCTATAACAACTATGCATTTGTTTTCTTCCAACAAATTATTGATGCAAACAATTTAACACGATATACAATGGTATCAAGCAATGATATCATTTATCAATATGGTAGTTTGAGTGAAATCAACACAATCAAAAATGAATTTGTAGTAGGAACCGTGTTCTATGCATATCGTGAAAACTTGTTCTACTATTCATACAATGATCCTATCAAACCACATATTGTTGACGTTGGTTCTGTTTCTGGATATAGTGTAAAAATTGGTCGACAAGGTTTGTTCTTCCAATATAAACATATCAGCGACAATACAACACGTATTGATCCAGGAACAAGTAACTTCATTGATATGTATTTGGTCACACAAAGCTATTATACAAGTTATCAAAACTGGATCAAAGATACGACGGGTACTGTAAGTAAACCAGCAGCACCAAGTATCAATGATTTAGCAACTGCATACAATAAGATTAATG